CTTACTGATGACTTTATTGCTTCAGAGGATGCAATTAACTTCTGTTGGGAGATTCCTAATCTATGCCCTTTCGGTGCTGTATCTTTTCAACGTCTTCTTAATACTGAGATTTCAAAGTTCCTAAGTAAGCGACTTAACGCTCCTATCGTAATGGATGGTGATGATCTTATGGTTCAAAAGACCTTTGTTGGTTCTGATGGCGTAACTCGTAATGAAGGTAAAGTTAGTGTTTCAATTACTTATAGTATGGAGAACGTTGCTGTAGGTCATACTGCTGTTAACATTGATGCTGGTAAAGATGCTCCTGGATTTGCTTTCTCCTCTCTTCTATCTGATGAAGAAGCTGAAGCGTTTATGACTGAGGTCATTGATTACTTCAATGCAGAGGTTAAAGACCAGTTTGTTGCAACAACAAAAATCATCGTTTAAATGATTACTGAGTACTATGGCGTTAAAGATAACGTTTGTGAGTGGAAATACTTGAATGGTATACTTGACAATCTCTCAGAAATGAGTGATTCGTATATGATGCATATCGTAAGTGTTACCCCAGAATGGGATCATAAGAACGACGTGGAACTCAGTCTTGATAAGAGGAACATTATCTTAGCACTACATGATGAATACATGACTGATTGTATTCCTGATGAGTGGAAAAATAGAGATGATGTTCTTGTTTTTAAATCGTATCTAATGCCTAAGCAGGAGGCTAAGAACGTATTTCCTCTACCTCTTGGTTTTAATGCAAAGCATATTAAGCTTGTAAATAGACCAATTAAAGATAGGCCAACAGATATCTTTTTCTCAGGTCATATGGCTTCTGAGAAGAGAAGGCATTATATGCAACCTGTGATTGATTTCTTTAGTGTACTACCAGTAAATAAACATCCTAAGATGGATGTTAATATTACAAAGGGGTTTAATATGGGCTTCAGCTCTGAAGAATATTCAAGGCGCTTACATGATGCAAAGATTGTAATATGCCCCGCTGGTAATGTTAGTATTGAGACATTTAGACATTATGAAGGTTTAAGAAGTGGTGCAGTTGTAGTATCACCTAAATTGCCTGATAATGAGATCTATAAAGGTAGTTACATTTGCCAGGTAGCTGATTGGGATAATGATATTGGTCCTGTACTAATGGACTTGATTTCTGATCTAGATATGTTACAATTGGTTAAGGATAAGCAGGATAACGATTACAATACACGTTTTAGTGTTAAAGCAGTTGCTGATTATATCTACTCTAAACTATGAACTTTTTCCAAGTACAAAATAAGCTCTTCTACTCAGATAAACGTAAAGAAGCTGGGTATCTAGACTCTGAAGGTGAGCAGTCTTTTGTACCATTCCTTATTAATCGTTGGTTAACAATGTATAGTAAGGATACAGTTGCGTTTACTAATGAAACGCTTAATAAGTACTGTGGTATATTTGATGATAAGCAGCAGACTTGGAGATTATACTTTAATCTTATACCTCGTCTTAAGTTCTCTCGTATCAAATATCTTAAGAAACCTAAACGTGAGAGGACAGAAGAGGTTGAGAACCTAGAGCTTGTTGCAAAGAATAAGTGTATGTCAGTTCGTGAGCTAAAAGCTTATATGGAACTACAAACAGCACTTGATTAATTCAAAACACCAACTAAATAATCATATGGCCCAAAGAAGTATTGATACTCTAGCAACACAGAAGCACTGTATTGACCTCACCTCTAATGGTGAAGGCGATATTGGACTTACAGACGATTTTGAACTTAACTTTATCTTTGATGACATTCTCCTTGTTGAGTATGTCGACGAAAATGAGACTGGTGAGATTCAGCGTAATGGAATTTTTGTTCCCACTAACGCAGTTAACAAAGCATGGCGTAAAGCTAAGGTTGTTCTTAAAGGACCTAAAGTTGAATATTGTGAAGTTGGTGATGTTGTTATCTTCCCACACAATCTTGGAGTTGCTATTTCCAACCTTGATGTTAATGGTACCAAAGTTAAAAAGGGTATCTTCTTAAATGAAGATCGCTTGTTTGGTATTTGTAAGCTTAAAGATTAAGTAGTGCAGGTACAGAGGTCAGCTCTGGACACCTTACTACTCAGAAATGTATGTGATGTTCGCTTTGTAAGACGTGACCCAAGAGCGGGTGATGGTCCTACTAGGCGGATGTTTGCTACTAAGTCCTACGAGATATTAAACTCTGTTAATGGTAGGACAACTTTAAACTATAGACCCCCTAGTGGTCCGAAACGTATTAATGAAGCTGTAGATAACCTTCTCATCGTATGGGATATATTACTACAGGATTATAGATTAATAAACTGTAATCAATGTTTGTTGCTAGAACAAATACCAGCTGGAGAATTCTGGCCATACTTTAACGAAAACATATACCCAATGTCGCCTGAACAAAAAGCCGGCTTTATGAACTCATGAATTCCTCAATTGAATCTTTCCAAGAATATATTAAGCCCTACCTATTGCAAACAATTGCAATAAAGACAGATAAGAAAATCATACGTAGAGGTCGCTTAAAGATCTTCCAGATGAAACAACATTATGCAAAGTTGACTCTAGAAGATAAGGACCGTACACGTATTTACGAGATACCGTACCCGTATGATATCAGTAAAGAAGGTAACGTAACCAAGCTTGATTACCATTCAAATATATTCATGAACATTCATGATCTTGACTTTCAGTGTAAGTTACTAGACTCAACGAAAAAGTCGAAATTGTTTGATGAATTCGTATATATTCTCCCATTAGTTGAGGCAGAATAGTTGATTATTGCAGTGAGTAGCCTATACTTACTGTAATGACGAACAACTTACTCCAACATTTCCCTGAAGGCTATACGCCTAATCCCTCTCAAGTTAAGCTACTCAAAAATATTGATGCTGCTTTTGACGCTGGAAAGAAGTTTGTTGTATGTAATGCTCCTACCGGTTCCGGTAAGTCGTTTGTAGCTAAGACTGTTGGTAATATAGCAGAGGATTGTACTAATAACTATCAGGAGTTAGTTACTTCTTATCTCGCATATAAAAGAGGTAATGGTGGTTCATATGCATATGAAGAAGAGACTGATGATGAAGTACCGTTCGGCGCTACAGCATTGACTATTACTAAAGCTCTACAAGACCAATACAAAGATCTTTTCGATGATATTGAAGTATTGAAAGGTAAGTCTAATTATCAGTGTGCAGTCGATGAAAGGTTTTCAGTAGATGTAGCCCCTTGTGTTCACGCTGCTAGCTTGAAGGCTGAGTGCTGGGCTAAATGTAAGTGTCCATACTACGAGCAGCGTAACAAAGCGCTTACATCTAAGTTTAATACGCTTAACTATAATATGTTCTTTGCTCTACCAAACCATCTTAAGAAGCGTAAGTTCTTAATTTGTGATGAGGCTTCAGAGTTAGAAGATCAGTTGGTTAAGGAGTTCACTTGTAAGATTGATTATATCTTTCTACGTAGATTAGATATTAATGTACGCCCATTAATGAAAAATAGCTCTGCTGTAAAGTGGTTGAGTGAGCTAGCTGTAGATATTACAGATAAGATTGATGAGATGCGTGAGCATATTTCAGCTAAGAAAGGTAAGAATAAAAAAGCTATTCAAGACCTTACTACAATGATGCTTAAGCTTGTTAATATTCATAGTAAGATTGAGCTTGTAATTGATTCATGGGAAGAGTCAGAGTATGTTCATGAGAAGGTGCCTGAGTATATTCAGTTTGTGCCTCTTAAGGTTGATAAGCTTGCTAATAGGTTGTTTGATTATGCTGATAAAGTTATCTTAATGTCAGCTACTATTATTGATCCTGATAATTTCTGTAAGAGTCTTGGTATTACTAACTACCAGTATGTTGAGGCTGAGTCGAGCTTCGATGCTAAGAAAGCACCTATCATTTGTAATCCTAAGTATAAGCTTAACTTTCATAGTATGGCTAAGTACTTACCTAGAGTGCTTAAGCAAGTAGAAGAAATCTGCGAGTATCATAAGAACGATAAAGGTATTATTCACTCACAAAGTAATTATATTACCTCACAAGTATCTAGTAAGCTTACAGATAGTAGGTTCTTATATAGAGAGCCTGGTGTTAGAAATGAAGATATTCTAGAAGCTCATACGAATGATCCTGATCCTACTGTGCTAGTATCTCCTTCTATGTCTTATGGAGTAGACTTGAAAGGTGATCTTGCTAAGTTTCAGATACTTATTAAAGCACCATTCTTACCTACTAAAGATATTAGAATTGAGAGGATGATGAAGAATGACTTTGACTGGTATCAGAATAAGATGCTTTGCTCTTTGATTCAATCATGTGGTCGAGGTGTTAGATCTAAAAATGATAAATGTATTACGTATATTCTCGATGGAACCATTGTAGAATCTATATTAAAAGCTAAACATAAGCTTCCAAAATACTTCCTAGAACGGTTTGTTTAATTAAATAATAGTAGCTTTGAAAAATTATACCTACAATTTCGAGATTAAAGACTTGCTCACTCAGTTTACAGCTGCGTTTGATGATACTGTTATTAAGCGTTTCAATAAAAATGGGACTGAAGCCAAACAGGATGTTGCTGTAAGGTATGTGTTTGCACCTAAACAGCGTGTGATGCATGACATTATTAACAAGGCACAAAATATTGAGCTACCTGTTGTTGCTATTGACCTTACCTCTGTATCATATGATGATGATAGGGTATTTAATAAGCTAAGTAACTTTGAGAACTACGGTAATGCAAAGTCAGCTTCTGCTATTCGTACACCTGTTCCTGTTAACCTTGAGGTTAATATGTCTATAATGTGTCGTTATATGCAGGACATGGAGCAGATCTTATCTAACTTTATACCATATGCTAACCCTTATATTGTATTAGCTTGGAGAGAGCCTTCTTCACTATCTGCTGCTAATGATATTGAGATTAGAACTGAAGTACTTTGGAATAAAAGTATCTCAATGAACCCTCCTAAGGATACAACCTATAGTGATAAGTTTAGAATTGTTGGTGATACTTCATTTACTATTAAAGGTTGGTTGTTCAGAAATGAGAATGAGACATCAAATCCAATCTACTTTATTGAGCAGAACTTTGTTAATGTTGGTGCAGGATTTAATATGAACCAACCTCTTTCTGCACTAGATTATGATAACTTTATGAGTAGTCTTTCTAGTGAGACAGATACTATATCACTTTCAGGTACACCAGACATTAGTAACATCTTCTTTACTACTACAGGTACAACATTAGAAGTTACTGATCCAATAACTATACCAAAGACTAATGCTGACTTAGATCAATATACATATCAAGTTCTTGGTGATAACTATACTGAGACTGAATTTGTAATGCTTAGTACTAATGATAGTACAATGTCTGATAATCTAACATCTATTAATACAAAGTATACAGGTGATGTTACAGGTTTCTTACTTCCAGATACAGCTTGGACTGTACTTAATAATAACATAATGAATGTTACTTTCCCATACCTTTCCGGCTCAGGTAGAGTCGACTTAATCATCAAAAATCCAGCTGGCTATACATCGTCAGCGGATATAGATGGCTTTTACTTCAACGCTCAATAAATATATACGATGGCAGATCAACAACAATCAAAAGGAAAAGCTTCCTCATTCGGCAATAAACTTGCCGATTACATTCAGAATAGGCTTCCTTACTCATCACAAGAGGATGAGTTAAATACAAAGTATAAGCACTTTGCTAAGAACGGTACTCAACGTGCTGAAGCATTAGCTAAGACATCTGTATCATCTTCTAACCCATATAACAATATACCTATTGGTGACTTTGGTAAGGATAACTCATTCAATGATGTTATGTATGCTAGCCTTGATCAAGATAAGGGTGGACGTCTTCATGACTATCGTACAATGGGCGCTAACTCAGAGGTTGCTGAAGCACTCGACGAGATATGTGATGAGTTCATTAATATGGATGAAAATAATCGCGCTGTTAAACTTACTTTTGATAATATTGATCTCAAGGTAGATCAGAAAAAAGATATTGACGCTGAGTTTGATAAATATATCGACTACTTCAATCTTAAAGAAAAAGGCTTTCAATACTTCCGACAGTTACTTACTGAAGGTGAAGTATTCTTTGAATTGATTCTACATGATGATTATGTTCATGAAGGTGTTCTTGGTGTTATTAATCTACCTGCTGAGATTGTAGATCCTGTTTACAACAACATTCAGAATATGTTAGTTAAGGGATTCATTTACAAGAAGCCAATCTTTAGTGCTACACAGCCAGATAAAGTTGAGAAGACTGAGATGATTCCTATGGAACAGAATCAGTTAGTATATGTTAACTCTGGTGTATATAATGAGACTAAGCAATATGTTGTACCTTTCATTGAGAACGCTCGTCGACCATATCGTCAGCTTTCTCTTATTGAAGATGCTATTGTCATCTACCGTCTAGTAAGAGCACCAGAACGTCTCGTATTCAACGTTGATGTTGGTAATATGGCTCCACCAAAGGCTGAAGCATATCTTCGTAAGCTTATTCAGAACTATTGGTCTAAGAAGACTTTTGATAATGATCAAGGTAGTGTTGTTAATAAGTTCAACCCTCAGTCAATGCTTGATGCATTTTGGTTTGCCAAGCGTCAAGGCTCTGAAGGTACTTCCGTTACTCAGCTTCCAGGGGGTGCTAACCTCGGTGAGCTTACTGACCTAATG